AATGGTGGCAAGAGCTTCTCAAGATCATAGTGGCTCTGTTGCAGGAACAGATTTAGAGTTTTATAATAAACCAGATGGAACTGGTCCCGGTTCTAATCCTACACTAAGACTTAAAATGAGGCAAGATGGTAGGATATATAATTGTGATCCTCAAGGTGGTAATCCTCATAGGTTTTTTGTCACCAATAGAGTTTCAATAGCAGGTAGTGGTTCTAAAACTCATACAATAACTAATCTGTTTACTGGTTATGCAACATTAAGAATAGCTTACAGTGATGGAAATGCTCAATATGTACACTTTGTTGCTGAATTAGGTGGACATATGTTTTCTTCTAGTAATGGTTATAATGCTGAAGTAGTTACTAATCAATCATCTACTATTAGTATTAGTGTAACAAAAAACAATTCTAGTTATGTTGTTACAGTAAATGCAGGAAGTAACTTTGCGTATGGTTCAATAGAATTAAGTGGTGCGAGTTTTACTGAAGATTCAGGTGCAACTTATGCATTTAGTTAATAGGAGGAAAAAATGTCAGCGACAATTACATACACAATAGCAGAAGCAAGATTTAATCCATCAGACAATGGTATTGTTTTAAGTGTTGCATTAAATATGATAGCAAAAGAAACTGGAAAAAGAGCTTGGTCTCAATCTTTTTGTACAGTATTGCCTGATATAACTAGAGATGATGCAAAATTTACAGATATAAATTCTCTATCTGGAACAGCATTAGAAACAAAACTAATAAATTTTGCTAAAAATAATTGGGGTTATCCAGAAAATGCTGTGCCTTCAATATCAGCTATGGAAAAATATGCAAAAACCGAAGCTAGTAATCAAGGATCAGAATAAAATGGCAGCTACATGGAAAATAACAAATACTCAATATGACATCAAAGGGTCAAAAGGTGATAATCAAATAACTAGATTATATTGGGAATGTACAGACAGTGAGGATGTAACAACTGATGGCGAAACTGTAACGCATAGAGGTAGAGTGTATGGATCAATAGGTATACCAGAGCCATCAGGTATATTCATAGAATATGCAAAGGTAACACACGAGAATTGTCTGACTTGGTGTAAAGCTATTATGGGTGATGAACAAGTAAAGATGTATGAGGATACAGTACAAAATCAGCTAAATTTAGCAAAAAAGCCCACACAGGGATCAGGAAAACCGTGGTAAAATATGTTCGATCCCATTACTATTGGAGCTTGCCTAACCACAGCAAGTACAGCATTTGCAGGTCTAAAGAAAGCATTTCAAGCAGGTCGTGATATAGAATCTATG